CCGAGCAATTCCTCATACTGCACCACATAACCCTCTAATTGCCCATCATTCACCGCCCAACCCATCACTACAACCACTAAGCGATCCCGTTGTACGTCCACGCCCGCCGTCAAAACTTGCACCGGCTCAGGAATCTCACCCATCTCATAATTCGACTCATGCCGTTGTTCAGCAATACTTTCCCAAGGCGGCGATTCCCCTTGCTCACCATAAACTTCGCCAAATTCAGTATTCAGTACGACTTGAATCCGACCCTTATTACCTGACCGAACCACTTGCCATAATTGCAATGCCCGTTTTGACCAATTCAACCAAGGACTACACAAGCCATTGACATGAAAGCTCGCTGTCGGATTGGGCGGAATATCTCCCATGATTTGACCATTTTCAACCCACTGCCCCGGACAAATCATTAAGCCTTTGGAAATCATGCTATATTGATGATTAGGATGAATTTCTGCGCTGCAATGCGGGCAAATTAAGCGTGCTTGTTTTTGTACTATATCAGGGTTATCAACACTTGGAAAATAAAGCAACTTCGACTTAGGTGCGAAATACTGTCCACAATGCGGGCAGGGTAACATAAACTCCCCCTTCGTTCCTTCCTGCCATAGTTGCCAAGTGAGAGAAATAATCTTTTTAGGGTCAGCGACTTGCCAATGAATCAACCCAGTTTCTGGATGTCGATAATCATCAACCAATCCCAAAGTAGGCGAACTTGCCCCGATATGTTTGCCGTCGATATAGGTGCTTTTACGGGCTTTCGTCAACTGCCACGCATTACCCTCACCGGGAATGTCTTTGAGACGATCCAGCTCATCAAACAATACAATTTTTGCCGGTTGCGACGCTACTTGACTGGCACTTCCCCCCCAACCTAAGATAATCGGTACAGAATTGACGATAAATAAAAATTTGGATTTATTACGTTTATCAACGGCATCCCAAATCTCCGGCACCGATTCAAACATCCGATGTAACCGAATGGAAATACGACCGATGGCATCTTCAGTGGGGGCGAATAACATGATTGAACTGCCATAATAATGCGCGTGCAGACCGATGGTAGCCAACAATACGCCCGCTGTTTTACTGGTTTGGCTTCCTTGAGCTGTGATGACTTGCTCTACGAACGGGTTAATAATTGCTTCGGTAATTGGCTTAATCCAAGGTGTGCGAGACGGATTCAAAAGCCCCGGTTCCGCCGCTTCTTTAGGAAAAACCAAATATTTCTCAGCCCATTCCCACGGTGCTATCTGTGGTGGCGGACTCGCTAATCGACTCACGTTCGAGAGAATCCGCGAAAGCTGCCATTTCATTTGCGACCGCCACGCGGCATCTATGGATAACCTGTTGGACAATGTACTTTACCTTTGTGATTTCAACATCGGGGGCAATACTGACAATTTCGCCGGGCAACATACCTTCAAATCCTAACCACCCGTTATTGTAAATGGTTTGCAACTGAGCGATGGTGGTCAAAACCTGATCCGCGCTCAACAACTCCTTGCGCCGTTCTGCATTTTCAATCTCAATTTTATCGGCTTGCGCCCGTTTCAACCGCCCACCCTCAAGTCGTGGGTCAATATCCGAGTCTGAACTGCGTACCGTGTCCTTGCTTCTCAGAAAGGCAATATAGTTTTTAGCACTTGGAATTAAATCATATTTTCCATGCCCCACGCGGATTACCACGCCTTTTTTAGCAAGGTCGGTAATCCAGCGCGGATCGCACCCAAAGAAATCCGCCATTTCTTGCAAGCTAACGGGTTCGCTCATGTTTTTGCCTTTGTTTTGCCGTGTCTCGCAATGACCAGATTGAGACAACAAGCGAAAATACAATCGCCAATCCGGTAATCCAAAGAATTGCGCTATCGAGATCGGTCATCAAAAACAAAACCTCATTTTTGGTCGTCCGCGAGTGCACGAATGATTGCTTTTGTACCGCTCAAGACTGCCATCATCGATTTCCCATGAAACAATTTCAAATGTTTTGACAGTCACTTGTTTTTCTCCAATGAGACTACCTTTTTGGAGTAATTTTCTAATAGTCGTAATATCAATCCCTAAATATTCTGCCGCTTGCTTTGCGTTCATAAGCTGACCTCGTATTGAGAATTTGATGCGATGAAATTAAATGCACCCCCCTTCGTGCATTTTTGAGAATTTGATACAGTACACGCAAATGTTATTGGATACGGATTTCTCGCGACAAGGATGTCTTTTTCATGAAGGGCATGGATCGCCATACAGGAAAATTAATTGATGATTACCCTCATTTCTTACAAAGTGTTGACACGATTTGCACAACAGCTAAGTTTGAACGGGTAATGCTACGAGAATTCGGAGTCGATTGGCGCAAATTACTTGACCAACCGACAAACCAACCAATGTTTGCGAGATTGTATGCCGCCATTGCTGAAGCGTTTTTATGGGAGCCACGCGGTGATTTAAAGAGGGTGCAAGTAACCCGCGTGACTGCCAACGGCGAGTTGGATGTGACACTGCAAATTCTTTACCGAGGCGAAGAAATTGATGTCACCAAACTGTTGAAATTATAGCACATGTCACGTTACACAGCAATAGAATTAGAGAAGCTCGCCCCGCCACAAATCATTGAAGAACTTAGCTTTAGCGCAATTCGTGAAGCGATGATTATTGATTTTAGGGAGCGGTTGCCTGCATTTGATGCGATTCTTGCCTCTGATCCGGCAATTATGTTGCTGGAAGCCGCAGCCTATCGAGAGTTGTTGCTGCGACAAAGAATCAATAATGCGTGCAAAGCGAATTTAGTAGCGACCGCGCAGGGAACGGATTTAGAAAATATTGTGGCATGGTTAGGCGTACAACGGGTCGTGATTGATCCCGGTAATCCACAAGCCAATCCACCCATTCCACCGATATATGAATCCGATACTCGCTTGCGTGAGCGGGGGCAGTTGGCTTTAGAAGGATTTACGACCGCTGGCAGTCAAGGGGCGTATGAATTTTGGGCATTTGAAGCGTCGGGCAAGGTGAAAGATGTCGATGTGTATTCCCCGCCACCGATTATGTACTACACCACTGATGGATTGATCGTTGATCAACCGTCTGGACAGGTGATTGTGACGGTGTTGAGTGTGGACGGCGAAGGCATTCCAACCACTGAATTATTACAACAAGTTACAGATAAACTAAATGCCGATGAGGTGCGACCCTTAACCGATCAGGTTATCGTGCAGTCGCCCACGGTGATTCACTATCGTGTTGAAGCGCAACTTTATTTTTACCAGGGACCGGACGCATTGGTGGTTCGGCAATTGGCAGAAGACCGATTACGGGAATATGTGATTAACCATCATTTATTGGGTCATGATATTCCGCTGTCAGGGCTGTACGCTGCATTGCATCAAACAGGGGTGCAACGAGTGGTTTTAATCAGTCCGACACAAAATATTGTAGTTTCTAAACAGCAGGTTGCCTACTGCACTGAAATTCAAGTGACACTGGCAGGGATTGATGAGTAAACAAGGAGCGTTACAAATGTTAGCAAGAATCTGGGTATGGCTGAAAATGACGTTAGGGGTTGAAACAACTGCCGATTTGCTGAATTATAGTATTCGTAAGTTAATTACAGCCGAAGTGCAGGCACAATTAACTGCGCTAATTCTGGATATGGCAAATACTGAATTATCCGGAAGTGACAAGAAAAAACAGGTGATAGCCCGCTTTGAAGAAATTAAGGGTACTGTCCTCGGAAACGTGAAGAATTTACAAGCTGAAATGATCAGCACAGCTATTGACTTAATTGTCAACTATTTGCATTTAAGAGGCGAGTTGAATTATTCAGTCCCGCCACCCAAGTAATCGAATGTTGTCGCCGTTGCCGTTGCCGTAGCTGTTCCAAATCCTCCTTTGGTGTTCCCCAATCTCACGGTTGGGGTTTTTTGATAAAAGTTGATGATAACTTATAAATGGTGTTTCTAGTGTAGTGGCAGCACGACTGACTGTGAACCAGTAAGCAAGGGTTCGATTCCCGGATTCACCCAAAAAAATTTAAAGTTTAAATAGCTATGAAAATTGAAATAAAAGGGATTGGAGGCATTCAGTATTTTGAACTTGCTTGAGATTGAATTAAAGGATGAACCTGACAATGACTATTGAAGAGTTTTATTTAGCCCAAGAGTCTCTTGATGACGAATTTCAGCAAATTTTATTCGATAATCTGTGGGACATGTATGATGAATGAAATCGACAGAATTATCACAATGATGTATGGCGATGAGTGAGACAACGATTGAAGATATTTTTGGCTTAAATAACAAAGATTCTGATTGTCCAGATAATTATCTAACAATGCTTGCTGCCTTTGGTCAAGAGAAAGCAAAAAAAGATGGTTTTCATATTCGCAGTGTGATACGCAAAGATTGGAGTACGAAGCCATTAGAATTTAGCGATCCGCTTTCGTTGCTCGAAAATCAAGTCTGTTTTGCAGTGTTTCATTCATCGTATCCAGATAAAATTCTCTGTTTAACTGAAACTTATGAGTTAGCAATGTATTTTCTGATTGTGTGCGAATATCATCATCAAAGAGTCGATTCAATTCTTAAAGAGGCACTCGAAACCCGACGAGATTTATGTAATCTTTTCTCTGAAGTGTTTGATTTAAAAACGAGACTAAAGCAAGAGATTAGAAACGCACCATGAAACAATACACGATTTCAATTGTTGTAGATTTAGAGAAGAATATCGCCTATTTACCATTGGCAACTGTATCTGAAAAGGAAAATTTAGCGGCGGGGAATGCGTTGTGGTCGCTTGCTGAAAATTGGACGGTACTGACTTCAGAATTATCGCAACAGATGATAGAAATTTATAAGGATTTACCCAATGAAGCGGCGCATACACCAACCTCTGTACTGGCTAATTTCTTGATCACTCATCACAATAAAAATATACAATTTCAAGTTGTTGCAAACGAAATATGAATAGAGATGCTATTTTAGCGGCAATTACACCACAAGATGCTAACGTATTTGGAGCGATTGCATTCACGATGTTTAGCCAAACCATGCCACCCGCCGCCAATATGCCGGAATGGCAAATGATGCCAGAAATCATGCAAGACGTTTGGAAACAGGTTGCAGTCTCAATTTATACGAGAATCCTATTAAAAGTCTTGAATCAACAATCAGTTGACGAATCAGTTTTAGCAAAAAAAGCCTATAACCATTTTAACCATAAATTACCTAGTCTGCCCGATCAAAATATTGAGTTCCCCAAATGGGAGCAAGCCGCTGAACAGATGCGAAATTCGTGGTTGATGGTGGTTAAAATATTGCGTGACCGCGTAGAACAAGGCGTGAATGCCTCTCAAAATTTAATGCTAGAAGAGTATTGATAATGCCTAAAATAATATCATGGCGGGACGATGTTGCTAAATTTGATATTTATACAGGTTATTTAGGGCAGTCGCAACTGGAAAAAATACCATTTGAAGTTGGCGATATTGTATTACTGTATGAATTAGGTGAAGAATTATTTGATCCTGACACAAAACAGAGCTTGGGTCGTTTTGAAAAAGTCCAATGGAAAACCAAAGTAACAGAAGTTACTTCAAGCGTACTTACTGTTCAGTGTATTGAAAAATATGGTGATCTCTCATTTGAAACGCGTTGTAAATTGGCAAACAGAAAAATTATGAGTGATACAAGTAATAAAGCTGTTGGAATAAGCGAAGAAATTCAAGTGGACAGAGAAACGATAATTGAACATACTAGAATTCCACATGTTACAGGTGCATTATTAATGCTTTTTAGTGTCTTCAAAATTGTTGATATTTTAGAGCAATTGATTAAATCAACAATGGTTTGGGATATGGGTGCGCTGTATTTGTTGGTATTTCTGGTTTTCATGTTGATTCTTGGATTCGGAATGATTCACAGTAAAGATGCACGGTAAATATTACACTCAACACACCGTAAGTAAAATATAAAAAAACTTAATTTACTTTTAGGACTGAAAGTAAAATATACGGCAAGGATATGCCACAAACCATACTCCCATCTAACGCAACACCGCTCGAACTCGCGC